GGCGGGGTATTTTATTGCAGAAAGGCGGTGAAACATGGCATACAAACGCAACCCGGTTGGGCGGCCCCCGAAGTACAAGAGCGTGGAAGAGATCCAAGGCAAAATTGATGCCTATTTCACCGCTTGCAAGGGGCACCCCCTGATGAACCCGGATACCGGCAAGCCGTTCCTGGACAAATACGGCCTGCCCATTATTGTGGATGCCAAACCACCGACGGTAAGCGGGCTGGCCCTGGCGCTGGGGTTTTCCTGCCGCCGGGACCTGAACGCCTACCAGGGCAAAAAGGAATTTTGCACCACGATTACGCGCGCGAAGGCCCAGTGCGAAGCATACGCCGAAGAACGCCTGTTTGACCGGGACGGCACCAACGGCGCGCAGTTCAGCCTGCGCTGCAACTTTGGCTGGAACGACAAGCCCGCCGAAGCACCGCCCCCGCCCGCTGATGACGGCTTTTTGACCGCAATGCAGCAGCAGGCGCCCGAAGCCTGGAAGGATGGTGCGGATGAACCCGGTTAAGCCTGCCGCGTTCCGGTTCCGGCCGTTCAGCCGCCGCCAAAAGCAGGTACTGACCTGGTGGTGCAGCACCTCCCCCGTGCAGGCGGCGGACGGGCTGATCGCGGACGGATCCATCCGTTCCGGCAAAACTGTTTCGCTCTCCCTCAGTTTTGTGCTGTGGGGCATGGCGCGCTTTAACGGCCAGAACTTTGCCCTGTGCGTCAAGACCATTGCCAGCCTGCGGCGCAACGTAGTGGGGGTGCTCAAGCAGATGCTGACCGCCCGCGGCTACACCGCCGCCGAGCGCCGGGGCGACAATTTGCTGATTGTGACCCGCGGGACCGTGACCAACTATTACTACCTGTTCGGCGGCAAGGACGAGGGCAGCCAGGACCTGATCCAGGGCATTACGCTGGCAGGTGCGCTGTTTGACGAAGTTGCCCTGATGCCGGAAAGCTTTGTAAACCAGGCCACCGCCCGCTGTTCTGTGGACGGTTCCAAGTTCTGGTTCAACTGCAACCCGGAGGGGCCGGAGCACTGGTTCTACAAAAGCTGGATTTTGCAGGCCCGCGCCAAGAACCTGCTGTACCTGCACTTTACGATGGATGACAACCTGAGCTTGTCCGAGCCGATCAAGGCGCGGTACCGGGCACAGTACACCGGCGTGTTTTATGAGCGGTACATCCGCGGGCGCTGGGTGGCGGCCGAAGGTCTGGTTTACCCCTTTGTGGCGGCCAACCCGGATGCCTACCTGCTGCGCGGGCCGACCGCCGGGATGGATGGCCGCTTTTTTGTCTCGATCGACTACGGCACCCACAACCCGTGCAGCATGGGGCTGTGGTGCGTGCAGGCCAACCGGGCAGTGCGCATCAAGGAAAGTTACTACAACTCCTGCGAGGTCCAGCACCAGCGCACCGATGAAGAGCATTACGCCGCGCTGGAAGAGCTGACCCGCGGTTACTATGTGCAGGAAGTGGTGGTGGACCCCTCCGCCGCGTCCTTTATTGAAACCATTCGCCGCCATGGGCGGTACATGGTGCGGGCTGCCGCCAACGATGTGCTGGACGGCATCCGGGTCACGGCCAGCTTGCTGCAAGCCGGGCGGGTGCAGATCCATGAAAGCTGCACAGATGCCCTGCGGGAGTTCAAGATCTACTGCTGGGACGACAAAGCCCCGCAGGATGCCGTCATCAAGGAGAACGACCACGCCATGGACGACATCCGTTATTTTTGTTATACCGTGCTGGCCCGCGAATACCGCTGGGCGGATTGGAGGAAGTGAAGATGTTCCAAAAGCTTTTGCGCTGGCTGCGTGCCCAGATCGGCACGCTGTTTGGCGATGCCCCCGGCGCAAACGACATTATCCTGTCCGGCCAGATGGAAAATGCCCTTGCCCTGTGGGCCCAGATGTACGAGACGGGCGGCCCCTGGTGCACGGCCAAAAATGACCTGCACAGCCTGCACATTGCAGCCAGCGTGGCGCGAGAGTTCGCCCGGCTGGTCACGATGGAGCTGAAAGTCAGTCTGTCCGGCTCTTCGCGGGCGGACTATCTGGCAGAGCAGCTGGCCCCGTTTCTGGACAAGCTGCCCAACTACACCGAGATTGCCTGCGCACTGGGCGGGGCAGTGTTTAAGCCCTATGTTTCCGGTGACCGGCTGCTGGTGGATGTGGTGCAGGGGGACTGCTTTTTCCCCACCACCTTTGACACCACCGGCCGCCTGACCGGGGCGATCTTCTCCGAGCAGCTCAAGCGCAAAAACACGATCTACACCCGCCTGGAGCGGCACGAATACGCCGCCGGGGTGCAGACCATCCAGAACAAGGCGTTTGCCAGTTCCAGCACGGCCAGCCTGGGGCAGGAGATCCCGCTGGCCGATGTGCCGGAGTGGGCCGACATTGCGCCGGAGGTGCGCATTGAGGTGGAGCGGCCGTTATTCGCTTACTTCCGCATTCCCCTTGCCAACCGCAATGACCGGCACAGCCCGCTGGGGGCCAGCGTTTACGCCCCCGCCGTGGATACCATCCACGATGCAGACGAACAGTTTGGCCGCCTGTTGTGGGAGTACGAGGGCGGCCAGCTTGCCATTGATGTGGACGCTGCGGCCCTGCGCCCCACCGGGGACGGTGGTTTCCAGATGGACCAGCGCAGCGGGCGGCTGTACCGCGGCTGCATGACCGGCAATGTGGCGGACCGCACACTGTTCAATGTGTTTGCGCCCGCCCTGCGGGATGAAGCCTATCTGCGCGGGCTTGACGGCATTTTGAAGCGGATCGAGTTCCAGTGCGGCCTTGCCTATGGCACCCTGAGCGACCCCCAGAATGTGGACAAGACCGCCACCGAGATCATGGCAAGCAAGCAGCGCAGCTACTCCACCGTAAAAAGCATTCAGCACGCGCTGCAGGTGGCGCTGGATGACCTGCTGTACGCAATGAACGCCTATGCCGACCTGTACCAGCTGGTTCCCGCAGGCAGCTACACCGCCGTGTACAACTGGGACGACAGCATTGTAAATGACCCCAGCGAGCGCAAGCAGCTGTTCTGGCAGTATGTGCAGGCGGGCAAGTTCCCCATGCAGCGCTACCTGACCGAGTTTGAGGGCTACAGCCAGGAGGAAGCCGCCCAGATCGCGGCTGAAACCAGCGCCGAGAACACCGCCGACGAAACCCTGACCTTTGCCCCGTGAGGTGATGCCCCATGCTGACCCCTGACCAGCTGGAAGCCCTGCCCCGCCGTTTTGTGCAGCTGTGGCAGCAGGTGGAAGACGACATTTTGCAGGACATTGCCCGGCGCATGAAAAGCCTGGGCGAGCTGGACCCGCTGACCCCAACGGCCATATGGCAGGCATGGCGGCTGGCCGAAACCCGCGCCGTGCGCAGCAACACCGTTGCCACGCTGGCGAAGTACACCGGCAAAAGCCGGGCGGAGATCAAGCGGCTGCTGGAAACCGCCGGGGCACAGACCCTGGCTGCGGACGATGCTGTTTACGCTGCTGCCGGGCTGGACCCGCCGCCGGTCAACCAGTCCCCTGCCCTGCTGAACCTGCTGAATGCCGGGTACCGCCAGACCTGCGGCACCTGGCAGAACCTGACGGCCACCACCGCCAACACGGTGACCGGCACGTTTGAGGACCGGCTTTCCCGCGCGTGGGGGCTGGTCAGCACCGGGGCCATGGATTACAGCACCGCCATCCGCCGCACGGTGGATGACCTGGCGGACACCATGCCGTACATCACCTACCCCAGCGGCCACACCGACACGCTGGAAGTGGCCGCCCGCCGGGCGGTGCTGACCGGCGTGAACCAGACCTGTGCAAAATTGCAGCTGGCCCGCACGGAAGAGATGGGCTGCGAATTTGTGGAAGTGACCGCCCACGAGGGGGCCCGCCCCACCCATGCGGTGTGGCAGGGCAGGGTCTACCACCGCGGCGGCGCTGTGGTGCAGGACGGTGAGCGGTACGAGGATTTTGAAGCCGCTACCGGTTACGGCACCGGGCCGGGCCT